GCATTTCGCAAGGCACGTTCAAATTCTTTACGGGTTATGGTGTGTTCGTCTTGGTTTAATATTTCATCAGGAACTTCACCAAAAATGGAAAGATCGTATTCGGATTTGACGGACTTCCCGGTTACGATCTCATCTATAAAACCGTGTTCTTTCGCTTCTTTGGCGGACATATAAGTGGTATCTTTCATCATTGAACAGATTTCTTTTTTCGATTTCTTTGTTTTCTTTTGATAAGCACCCATAATAACTTCACTATCTACCTTGGCCAAAAATTCTGATAATTCCGCAAATTCGTATTGATTACCAGCCGCAACTGTCCATGCGCAATGTATCATCAGCATTGTATTTTCATATGCTTGCACCTTCTTACCAGCCATTGCGATAACAGAAGCCATAGATGCCGCCAATCCTTCAATACGGATAGTTACGTTTCCCTTGTGGGATGTTAGGCTATTGAATATTGCAGCACCATCAAATACGTCGCCTCCCGGAGAGTTGATGCGGATAAGTACATTTCCCATAGTCGATAATGCTTGAATAAAGTCACGGGGATCATTATAAGGCCAACCAATATAATCGTATAAAAGTATTTCGGAATCTTCATCTTCGTCCGGTTTCTTCGCGGAAACAACCTTAAACCATTCTTTGCTATCCAATGGTTTATTATGTATTTTGGATATTGCCTGAGCGTTGGCCTGTGTGCGGTATGATAATTTCATTTACTCGCCCTCCTCGTTGGGAGACTTCTTGTCTGTTTGTTTAATTTTATCCGATTCCTTAATAGTGCTGGTACGTGTCCTGAATTCATCACCGCCTTCATATGAATTCATATCCTCCCAAGACCGGCACTCATTTGGATTCCATATTTCGGCATTGATCCCGTCTTTATATGCTGCAACTCGTTCCGTTAAATTACCTCTTAATAATGAATTAAGATTATATTTAGTATAATATCTGTCTTGCTCTTTATCCGTTAAGCAATCCCTGTCAATGGTGGTCTCGAAATTGACCGCGATGGGTGCCAATGTCATATCAACAAAATTACGCTTAAATTCGGTAGACGATGCATATGTAGCCGGATTTTCACCAGCCTGTACGAGGATTAAAGGGACACCAAACATGCCGCAAATTTGAGATTCATTCAATCTCATTTGTTCTAGAAATTGGGCATCAACAAGTTTGATAGGGGGAAATTCAATTTTACTATTTCCATCAAGTAACATCAAATCCTGAGATGCGTTTAATCCACCGTATTTTATTTTAAATGCTTGCCATTTGTTCGCATGGGTTACGGGATCAAGATAATCAGGGGATGTTATAATAGCTCCAGGGTGCATTCCCTTACCGAACCAACGAGCGAGGAATTGGTTGCTAGCCATCCCAAGCCCTATACATTCACGGGCATATTCAATAGGATTCATTCCGGTAAACCCATCAAGAGACATGCCACGGATGTGGAGGATTTCGTCTTGTGAATATTCCTTTAATTCTGCACCGGATACTTTATATGTCAAAGACCAGTCTTTGTTTTGGACTACATTGACTCTATCGGGGTGAATAGGCAAAAGAGCGAGAACTTTATCGCCCATCTTCATTTTGAATGCGTAGAAATTACCTCTTAATGATACATGGACTATTGCTTGTCCCCATATCTGCGGCGACGTCATCCACCCGTTTGGCGTTTTACCTATTACCTTGTATAGAGAATGATCTTTAGCTTTACTTTTAACGCCATCAACGTCCTGCATCAATTGACAAGGCATTTGAGAGACGCAATTATAAAGAACCTTAACGCAATTATATACGGTTATCTGCCGCATGGCTGATTCGGAACCAACAGTTATGCCGGTTTCAGATAATCCGTACCCACCATAATAACTACCACCTGGGGAATAATAAGCATCATCAGTGGGCGCTAATGCTTTTGGCCGGAATGCTTTTGAGAAAATTCCCATTACTTTTTAACCATAGCTGCTATATAACCACTTGACCCGATAAGGAAAATGATTGTTCCAATGATCGTATATGCTACCCACGGGATGAATAAGTATAATCCGTAGAATAACATTGACAAACCGAACACAATCAATAAATCACTGAAATCTATATTTGATATTAAAAATACAAGGATGGAATTGGTGATAAAAGATAATGATTTTGCGTACTTTCTGATTTTATATATCATTCACACAATTCCACCGGATTAATGTATATTTTGATGGAATTATGGTTGATAATAGGAGAATATTACAAGGGACAAAACACGACAGAATGTATTGGGTGCAATAATAGGATATTATTAAATAAAAAAGGCCCACTTAAACAGGAGCCTGCTAAAATTAGCTATTGCGTAACTCTATGGGGCCATGATATCATCAGCAAGACCATCAACATATTCATCAATATTTAAAAACTCTTTATGGACTGCGACAGGATCAACTTTATCCCGTACAATTATATGAATAGCCTCAACATATATAATCATTTTTGATTCTACAGCAGAAATTCCTTTGTACTTGCCGTCCCTTCCAGAAAACCAATAAGGATATAAAACTTTATACTTTACCCTCATATCATTATCTTGGACTTCCCTTAAATAAACATCACGATTAATTATCTTAATATTGGGAGAATTTGGTTTATACATAATCATCGAATCTTTAAATTTCATTATTATACTCCTTAATTTTAATTGCACCCTAACATAATTATTTTATATTGTCAAGTATTGTTTTTAGTTATTTATCTTTATCCCTCTTGAACATCCACTTATCAACATTTTCTTTGGTAATATAAGGATGACCGGCAGCATCATATTCAACAGGCATCCCCTTTTTAGCATATCGTTGGGCTGTTTTGTTGGATACATTAAGATAAGATGATATTTCGTCCCAATATGATAGTTTGCCTGTCATCTATTTTTCTCCATCAAGATGTTTGTTGGTTGTTTGCGCTCAGGTGTATCTCCCTAGATACGCTCACTTGTCGGAAGCCGGGCAGCGCTAGCGAAGCCTAAGGGCTCCGCTGCCCTTTGTTCCTCCGGCGCTCGCATCTCGGGGATAACCATCGCTAACATTAGAGCGAAATCCTTGCAAGTATTTCTTCTATAGATAAGCCCTCGTAACCAGACTTATTCTCCGTACTATCATCAGCTACTCCACAAGCCATAACACATGACACAACTCCATCAACCCTACCAGTTGACTTCTTCTTGCTTATCTTCCTATTCTTGTCCTCATCTTCAATAATTACAGCATTAGATGCGCACCACGTAAGTACGGGATTGCCATCATGTAATACAGTTTTATTAGCCAGCATCCCCTCAAATTTACTTATTGCAGGGTCCATAGATCGTGATTCCTGGCCGAAAGGAGCCATTCGGATACCATCGCCATTCTCCCAATCCCAGCAACGCTTTCCCTTGTCCCATGCTCCGAAAGTTAACTCAATCCCTGCTTTTTCAGCATGCTCGTTAAGGTCCTTAATCTTAGCACGGTCATAAGCGATAAATTGTAGATCGAACTTACTTGATACTTCCGAAATGAGCTTAATAATAGATGATTTATTGATAGCCTTACCCGGCAATGCGTTTAAATATCCCTTGTTCCTCCACGCCACATAAGGAACGTGATCTAAATCTTCCTTTTTATTAAGATTATCCCCCGGTATCCAAAAGTAACATTTCAACCTCCAGAATGAATCTAATACTCTTTCGCATGGTTGCCATACACCATTGATGTTTGCTAATTCAACGTATCCGGGCTCAAATAATAACGCAAAAGCGGTTAAGTCTTGAGTAGATGATAGATCCAGCCCACCCCAACATTTACGATTCATCAACATTGCATCATCGAATCCACCTGCTTGCTGGCATCCAAACCATAGCTCACCAGACAACCATGGATTATCAGCGGATACCCATTGACAAAAGTTTAGGCGTTTAACAATAGCCATCTGCGAAGGCATCCCATGCGCTTTCTTTATTTCCTTACGAATGTAATCATATCCAGGTATGCCGTATTCAAGGGACGGATTAGCTTTGGGCCACACGGCTTCATTGCTAAGATACGATTCTGATTCTTCGCCATGCTCATCTTTAATATCTTCTTCATCTAAAGCACAGATATAAGCAAAAATATCATCATTCTGCGTTAATTCCAATGAAATCTTCCGGCACATTTCATGACGCTCAAAACAAAACGAAGATGTATCCGATCCACTATTTGTAATTTCAATCCCCATCGGTTGTTGACGAAACTTGAATCCTTTTTCAAGCAAACTAATAACATTCCCATCTCTGTGTTCATGTACCTCATCAGCTATGTACATATGTGGACGCGGACCAGACTGTCCCTTGTTTTCGGATGATATTACACGAAAGAATGAGCTTGTGGCAGGATAAGCTATGTTCCATCTATTGTCACCCGTACCGGATAGCTTGAGCCGAGAGTTTAGTTGTGGGGACTGATCCACAAATGCACAAGCATCACGAAAGAGTACCATTGCCTGAGATTTGAAGGTGGCTGCGGCGTATATCTCAGCCCTCTTTTCTCCATCGGCAACAAGTCCTTTAAGCCCTATCCCTGCGGCTATCGGACTTTTGCCGCTACCCTTCCCGGTCTCTATATATGCCAACCGAAATCGTCTTAAATTATTATCAAGCCTCTTCCATCCAAATAGTGATCCAACAACGAATGCTTCCCACGGAAACAATATAAACGGCTCACCTTCAAATTGACCGCCATTAAGACAAAGGCATTCCTCAAAGAACGCTATTGATTCGGCAGCTTCTTGCTGATCATAATAATAAGGAAATTCTGGATCGTTTTCTGATGATCGTTTGAGATCATTAAGATGACGCTGGCATGAGCCTCTAACATACGGACCTGATATTATATTACCGTCAAGAACGTCTTGAGCGTATAAGGTTGCGCGGTCTTTTGTCATTACTTAAAGAATCTTTCTTTTTTTTCTGCTTCCTTCGGTGGCTTATCGACCCTCTTGACCCCACTCCTACTACTCGGAGTAATCCCCATTTGCGCCGCCGCCTTGATCATTTTTTCCTCTGCCCTGTTCGCAATTCCCAAGGCGGGATTTTGTATCTTGTACCCGGAAGGAGCCTCAACCATATCCCCTTCTTGATTCACTATGATTGTATTTCTAACCCATAAGGAATAATTATTACAATAAGCAGCAAATACAGCCATGTCGAGATTTGTTAGTATCCCACATTCATCTAATTCTTTGACCATCCTCATCCACTCTTGTTTTGCTATTAGATCAAGATGGTCAGGACACGGAGGAATATTTGGATCAGGTTGCGGCTCTTGATCTAAGTCTTCTTTATTGCGATGATAATGCCGCGTACCGCCACGAATGTTGATAACAGATGTTGGCAATGGCTTCGGCCCACGCTTTCCCATATTACTTTCTCCTGTACGGCCTACTTGGACATTTGCGCTTTCTCGGTGGCCTCGCGTCGGTTAGTTGAACAAACTTATATCCGATGTTGGATATTCCTAATTTTGAAGATGCGCAAAACAACGATGTTATTAATAATATAAGTCCTTTTATCATTATCTATTCCCCCATATAATAACGCTTAATATTGATAAAAACAAACAAATGATTACTATCATTTCTTTCCCCATGAATGATTATTATCCAACGGTAAGCCATTTACATCGCACCCCGGCATAATTCCCCTTGTCTGTAATAGCTTCTTGGCCGATTGATGGCATGGAAAACAAATCGACCTATGGTTTGTTGGATCTATAAACAATTCCCAAGAATCCACAAACGGCTTATGGTGATCACAGATTGTAGCTGGCCTCTCCTTGCCACTTCGGAGGCATATATAGCACAAAGGCTCACGGTTAAGTTGATCTAGCCGTAATCTGCGCCATAATACAGTATGATACCAATGGTGGCTAGAGAATATTGATTTGATATTTCCCATTATATTTCCCACGCCTTTAGATTCTTGGTATCATCCAAGCATCTTACCATCTTACCATCTGTCATTGGACACCACCCCCAACCACTACAAAAATATTGTCCAGCGGTTCCTTCTTCGTAAACTATTCTATCATGCTTTACCTTATGAACACAATCAAATTTACAATCTCGATATTTATTACAAAACATAATCTACCCCTTGTTGATAAATAATATAGTCGGTGTCCAGGTCGCTCAGTTGCATGATTAATCTCAACCAGCTATCAGCTCGAAAGCCCCGGTTTCTACTGAGTAATAAAACTACCCAGGCCCCATGCTACGCCTTAGTAACGACTGCCCTCTATGCACCGACTATATTAATTTGGCGGAAGAGACACACGATTCGCGAACGTGCAACCCTTGAATGTTATTCCTTGGGCATCTCCATCAACCCCTTCTCGATCAACCTTCTTGCCATCTGCGCTTTCGGCCTACCTTCTTGCAACGATCTCTTAATCAACGCCTTATAAACATTCTCCGGCAAGATAACCGTCATCGGCTGAGGGTTGGATAGCGTAATTGATATAGGTCGTGATTTCTGTTTTTGTGTCATAAAGTGTCCTTTTTGGATGATTTTAAGTGGATTATATAGCATTTTTAGATTTTGTCAAGCATTATTTTTAATTATATGGTTATTATATGTAATATCAATCGTTTATGTTAATTCTATTCATTTTGTCTATTTTCACCCATTCCCATCCACCCAAGCCTATCGAATAGAACGTCCGTTCTAACCCCACCCTCAAAATAGGCGGCGTCGCGCGCTGAGG